TCATAAATGCACATATACCAATATTCTTTTCTTCCTTTGTCGTTTGCTAAAAAATTAAACATTGCTCTTTCAAGATCGGGAACTTCAATGTAAACAGTTCCCTTGTCTTTCAGTACTCTTCTTATTTCAAGTAATGCTCTTCTGTGTTCACGTTTAAACAAATGTTCAAGAACATGACAGAAAAGAACACCCCTAAATGTTTCATCTTCAAAGGGTATGTCGAGAACACTTCCGATGACCTGTGCATCCACTAATGGATTATCTGCAATATCCATATTAACACAGTCATCGAAAGTAACAGTTCCACAACCTATGTTGATATAACTTTTTTCTGGATCGGGAAGTCTCATTATGCGAATCGGCTCCATAACATTCCTGACGCCAACGTGTTTTTATAAACAAAGTCGGGGTCATATGAGGATTCCTTTACTGTCTGAGGAATACCATCTAATTCGGTTTTCGGAGGTTCAAATTGTCTAACAGAATCACCGTCAGGCATTAAACCAGAACATAGGACTTCATTTGTGCTTGGATTAACTAATTCAACAAAGGAAAATGGATATTGTCTGTATCCTTTCCCATGTCGAATCCAAATTTCTTGTTTCCTGTAGAATTCATCAGACATGTTATTCATCCTCCGGTACTAATGTTAAAGGGTTTACTCTTTTATCATAATCATAAGCCATTGACTTTCCGGCATGCATCAAAGGAATAAATGTCGCGTCCGGTAAAAATAGTTGGTTCAGATCATGTTCTTCGTGAATCTTCTTTATTATGTCTCTATTTTCTTCAACAAGTATTATCTTGTCAAGTAAATGACCAATCTTTATAGTTGTATCACAATATATACCCACGTTTTCAACGTAATTGGCAGCTTTAACACAGAAATATATATCTTCCGTGTGTCCTTCCCCTGTTAAGAAGTAAGGTTTTGGAACCATTTTGAATAATTTTGTATCAATTACCGTACAACAACAACCAACAGCATCACATTTAACAAGACCATCATCATCTATCTTGTCTTTGTAATCATCAATTGTCATCATCTTTTTTCTATTTTCTTCAATATCTTTCATTTCAAAGATCATCGGTTTAAACGGATAACCACGAATAAAAGCAAGTGCTTGTAGGATTGTTATCTTGTCATCATTGATGATTCTACGAAGCAGATTAACTATATCAATTCCCTTCGGGAAATACATATCATCATCATAAAACATTAAATAATCACAATCATAATACAACGCCATGACTGCCGCATCATTTCTAGCCCTATCAATTGGGGTTCTCCAAGGTGCATGGAATACAATCTCAAACTCATCCGAACATTTTCCAAGTTGATAAAACATATCAAGGTGTCCAGAGTACACGATTGGATTTATATCAAACAGATTAGTAGCAATCATTATCTTCTTTTTCATAACAACCCTTTCCAGGCAAGCCTAACAAGAACTTTTATTATTTCAAGTTTAGAAGGGGAAGCCCCTTCCATTCTATCACTAGAACAGAAGGGACACTTTCCCAACTTTTCAAGTTCGACACTCGTCACCACTCTTTTGCAAGAGTGGCAACGATAAGTATAAATGTCATTTACATGCATCTGATAAAAACTCCACCAGTGTACAGTGTAGCCGAGGTTGTCTTGGAGGCAGAAAGTGCCAACACAAAATTCGGTTGAACAGCAGTTGCCGCACCAACAGAGGCGATCATGTACAAATAACCACTGGAACCGGAACCAACTGCCATGGCTGCACCGCAATCAGCTGCTGCATCGGAAGCATTTACAATCTGTGCATCACTACGATAACCGTAGCATTGGATCAAACCATAATCACCGGACGCAATTGCTTTGTCAGCAAGACCTTGAACAAGGGTTCCGTCTGTCGCTGCGTCAGCGAGATAACCCATTTTACCGTCATCGGTTCCATTAAAATGCATGGCAACCGGACGACCTGCCAATAACGCCTCTCCAGCTTTCAAACAAACGAAAACTTTCTCAGGGTCAGTTCTATTAATTCTTGGAAATAACATTGTAATCCTCCAAATGAAACGTGTTTTATTTTATGCTACTAAACTTTGAGAAACACTCTTGTGTACACCTTGTTTTGCTCTGTTAGATGTAACAATCTCACCCATCAAATAAATGATGGAGGTTTTCGCTTTTTGGTTCTCAGGTTGAATGAACGGCCCAATGGTAAAATCTTGTCCCTTACATACAACAAACTCGATAAACTCGGAGTTAATGAAGTATGCGGAACTGTACGTTGGGGTATAGGTTTCAGGATCAGTGTTCGCAGTACCAGTGGTAATGTCGATCATGTATTCATCCCACATCAACGTTGCACCAAGATACTTCGCACCACCGAAACCAAGGTTAATGACGGACTCATTGGTCAACATGATCTGACCCTTTGCTCTACCAGCACCCATGTAAGTTTCGTAATACACTTGATCGCACAAAATCATATCCGGCGATTTTCTTTTGCCTTTAGCTCCACCATGAGAACACGTATTGTACAAATTGGCAATCTCATTAATGAAACCAGCATAAGTGGTCGCGGTAGAGGTTTTCAACTTATTTCTCCACCAGGTATATGTGTTTTGGTTAATTCCACCAATGGAAGCAGATGTGGACGGCACACCGTAAATCAAAGTACTTAACGGAGTTAAATCACTTCCACCATTACCACAGGAGGTTGCACCAACAATCATTTGTTCCAGGACTTCACTCATGGACATTTCGGTGTTGTTGGCCTTTCTTTGTAACAAATCAATGATTTTGCTTTTGCCTTGATTTTGAGCAAGTTCCTTGTTGGAAACAGAGGTTGAACCAGCAATTTCCTTCCAAGTGTAATACGCCGACGTAAATGGGTCTTGCGGGGTCGTATCAATTGTATCATATCCACTTGTCATGGATTTGATAGTCGAGTTTTTACCATACTCAAGAGGAATAACTAACCTCTCACCACCTTCTTCTATACGTTTTCTTTCATTTGCATGTAACCAAAAGAAAAATGGGCATGCATTGAATACATTCTCGTATAGTTGATTCCGATAATTCATCCACGTAGTGGAAAGTAAACCATCAAAATCGTAGGTTATGCTGTTAATGGACATATCAATACTCCTTATTCTTCATCTTCTAATTGCTCAAGTGCTTTATTAAAAGCCTCTCTCATTGAAGTCGCTGGTTTATCATTGCCTGAGTCTCTGTTGCGACGCACACCCCTTGCTGCAAACCTTCCGTTTAGATCATTATTTTTCTTTTCAAGATCAACACGGGGAGCGTCTTTGATACCCAAATCAAGTTTAGCCATCTTATGCAATCTATCGAGGTTATTGTATGCACCTGGGCCTATTTCTTTTGCAATTCTATCCATCTGAACAATAACTTTTTCGGGAATTTTATTTGAAGTTACAAATGACATAACTTTTTCTTGAAAAGAAGAAGCCTTTGAATTTGTAATTTCCTTTCTTACATTCCCAATTTCACTATTGACATTATCAACAGCGTCTGCAAGTTGTTTGAAGAATGGGGCATAATAATCCTTATCTTCAAAAGTAAATTGTTCAGATAACTTCTTTACAACTTTCTCACCATCAGTCTCACCATTTTCCATTTTCCTTGAAGCTTGTTTGGTTTCCACTAACTGTTTAAGAACATCGGTTATTTCTGCATTTTTTTTCAGATTGCCGACTTCCGCAGACATGGTCTTCAAAGCTTCAGTAAGTTTGGAAATTATAGGTTTTTGATCTTCTGGCAACTTAGAAACATCAACTTGTTTAACTAATGTACCAATTGGATCATCATCAGCAAAATCCTCCATTCCAGATTCATCAATTACTGGTGGAGTATTTCCTTCTTCTTCATAGACGGTAAATTGAGAACCATCATCTGATACAAAACCATTGTTTTCTGGCATAAATCACTCTGTCCTTTCTGTTTTTTAATCTTCTAAAATGGCAACTTTACCTGTTTTTGACGCTTGTTTTGTGTCGTTGTATCTCTTTATTTCATCCGTTAATTCCATTCTGTTTCTTACAAAAATTGGTTTTTCTTCTTCATCAATTAAATCTATAATTTGTGGTTTAAAACTTTTTATGTTTGCAAATGAAAGAATTGGTTTCATTGTGAAATGACAATAAAAACATTTTGGTGTATGTTTACTCCCAACCTTATACACACGTTCTTCGTGTCTTTTACATTTAGGACACTCAAATTCATAAAGAGGCATTACTGAACCACTCCTTTCCCTGGCATTGCCGGTTTATTTTTACCTTGTATTTTTGCTAACTCCATTAATTGATTAATCTTTTCCGCCTGATCCATTCTTGCAGTTTGTTCTTTTTGTGTTTGTTCATCATTCAACAATTGAATATCTTCAAGTGCGGGAAACATTTTAGTTGCAGCTTGTAACATTGCGTCAAAGTTTAATTTTACTTGTAATATTTCCTTTGGAAACTGAGATAACATTTGCATGAATCCCATAAAGTCTTGTCTTTCATATTCAGGAAGTTTAGGGGTGGCACTTCCAACAATAACACCAACATTAAATTGACCTTCAATGTCTTTTCTATCTGTTACGACTGCCCAGTCCGCAGCATCTTCTTCACTTATTTCAGTTGCATCTTCTACGGTTAAATGTACCTGCATTGATTGAAGAAGTTTCAACCCAACATCTGCAGCAAAATCTTCAACTTGCGAACGGCGATCTTCTTTTCTAAAATCACCTGAACCATAAATTTTTGAAGCTTCATAGGCAGTCTTTCTTCTCTCTACAACCCCACGGTCAGCTTCCGTAGTGGACGCCAGTTTATCGAAATTCTGCCTAGATTGATCGTTGTATAAATATACTGCATTATCAAGTGGGGCGTTCTGCAGTGGTTCAATGCACTTATTTAAGGGTAAATCCTTTACCTTAAACATAACACCATCGTCACCACTTTCCAACTTTGACATCTCATCTTCATCAATCATACCTTCAAGATAACCAAACTTCCTACCATATCTTTTGGCATGAGAAGAAATCAAAGAACTAGATTTATTTACTTCATCTTGCGGTGATCGCAAAACCCTGAAATCAGACAATGGATAAATTTCATCCGGTATATCATTATATTGTAAAAACGAATAAGGGTGACCATCTATACCGTCAGGTGTTGGAATGTTTCTTAAAAACGTATCATTATTACCCTCAGCAATAACTTTTAGTTTATCATGTTCAAGATCATATATTTCATAAATTGTAATACGTTTTAAATCTTCCTTTAATTCGCTGTAATCATCTTTCTTTAAATCTTCATCAGATATTGTCAATCCTCTTTTTACTTCATATGTAGATGTTAACTTTGACGTATTCTTGTATAATTTATCTGCCTTGAGATCACCCAATGGCATTGAAATTTCTTCTATTATATATCTTCCATCTTCAAAATAATTCTGACACTCAGTATCAAAAATCATTGCAGCAGGAGACGTTCTTCTTGCTACAAATTTATCACTGGTTATAATCTCTTCCTCATTATCATTAATTACCTTACCTTCATCATCGGTATCGTAAATTGGGACTTCACCTTCATATCCCATTATCTTAGGTTTACCATAATTTTCATTCTTGCCAACATCAGCAGTATATCCACTTTTGATTACACCAAAGAAGAAAAATGAGTCGAGAATCGACAGTCTCATTTGCTTCTTGAGAGTTACGCGCATATTTTCATTAGCGTAATAATTCAAAAACTTAGTTGCTGCCTCTGCGTTCTTGGCATATTTTGAATGACCAGGTTTTGGTTTAACATACCATTTAGGATTTTGGAAATACAAAAATGGTATCTGACTTTTCACATGAGGGAAGAATAAATTGATAACTGGTTTATCTTTATAACCAGAAATCTCACTCCACTGATTTGATTTATAATATTGAACGTATTTCTTGACTTCTTTAATTTTTTTGTCACGAAGTTTCTTACCACGTTTGATTCTATCGTGCCAAATAGTTACTTCGGCCTTTTCACGTTCTGCAATTGGCAACTTAGACATTAATAAGTCCTCTCTGTGATTACACCGTGCGTACTATCGCTAAAATTATTACCAAGTGCACGTCTTATTCTTCCTTTCCATAACTCCAAGGAATTTCTCTCGTAATTTGCACCTGATTTTGGCTTTGAAGATGGCCTTAATATTTCAAATAACATTTGTTCAGCATCAATATCATCATCATGAACAATTTTTGGAAATTTGGTTAAGTGTTCTTCCATTAAACCATTCTTTAATTTTATGTTATGCCAAACATACAGTCCCTCATACCAAGGTTGCATCTTCTTTATAGTAAATTCTTTATTCATTCTTGTGTTAGTCCCAAGTTCCTGAACTAACATGAAAAATTTCTCTTCTTTTTGTTTCTTTTTTATAAAAGACTTGAGCATTTTTTCAACTAATGCTTTTTGTGTTCCATATTTAACACATTGCCAATATATGTACATTTCCTTTAGTACATCTAACAAATTTGCTGGGTCTTCTTGTTTGCTAAATACATCAAGTACATAAATGTTATCTTGATGGTCTTGAAACCCAACAACTATTGAAGAACTATCTCCCTTTCCTTCTTCTGTTGCACCGTCAAGTGCAAGCATTGTATCCCCAATGTGAACGACAACACCATCATCACGTTCCACTGTCCACTTATCTGGGTTAAATTTAAAATATTGGAAATATGCCTCTTTAAATATGGCCAATTCTTGTGGCATTGGTTCTTGTTGATACAGACAAGAAAACAATGCCGAACCCATTTTTGGCCCACTTTTTATCTTGTCAAGTTCTTCAAGTGGATACCTTTCCGGCCATAATGGTATCCTTGTAGAATCTTTTGTTGTATATGAAGCATATTTTATCACCTCAACATCTGGGTCTTTTTCCAAATCACCATATAAATCATAATCATCCCAACGAGTACCAACAACATCTATTGGTGTCTTCGGGTCATTTCTTAACGGAAAGATTCTTTTATAAAATTCCTTTATCTTGTCCATTTGTTCGCGTGTGGTGCAGTTCTCTGCCGTCACTAAGTCATCAATAATTATATGGTCGAAGTGCCTTGAGGTGAGAGTGTTATCTGCACCAAACGCTTCAAATGTTCCTTCCATAACTGGCCTACCACCTCTGTTTGGAATATGGATTTCAGATTCAGTCCATTTTGTTTCAGGAGACAGTGGTTTTTTAGGACACCATTCATTGAATAACATTCTAAATCTTTCATTTACCAGATATGGCATACCTATTTGCGTTACCATACTTTTTGCATTAGCAGAAACAGAAGAAATAATTGCAATCCTAATAGATGGATTATTTATTTGTAAAGAGATAGCTCTTGTAACTGTCAAAATTGTTGTTTTAAAAAATCCACGTGGAACCAACCAAAGTCTTATGTTTTTCTTTCTTGGTTCATTTAACTTTTTACAAATCTTTTCATAATGGAACGACACAGTTAAGTCATTAAAGCCTAATAAGTCTTTTGCTAAGTAGTAAATATTATCTTGATAAATTTTCCGTTCTTCTTTGATATTCATTTTAATATATGTGTAAGAATTAATGTGCCAAATATACCTGCCACGGTAGTGAATACAGTCCAAAGACAAATAATTTTTGTTTTATTTGCTCTTGCTTGTTCACACAAACCAACATCACCATTTCCATATAAAATCTTGCCTTGTTTTTTTATTTCTTCATATTGGTTAAAAACCATACGAACAAGATCATCTATTTTTTGTTCAGTAGGTTTTATTAAAACATCTTCAAGTTTAAGTTCAAGTTCAATGTTTGACATTGACACTCCTTATATAGAAGTAAAAACTCCATCCTTAGCTTCAAAGTCAATTATTTCCTTTTCCAACTTCTTTATATTTTCTTGACTTTCCTTTATTAGTTCCAGTTTTTTATCTATCATAAATGTTTCTACAAATCTTTGTTTTTCTGCTGCTTCATCAACTAAAGAACCGTGAAGTTGTATTGCTTTTCTCTTTATCCAAGGCTCCTTTGATTCCAAGCCATCTTTTACTATATTAATAATTGTACTAATTGATAAAATAAACTCTTCTCCACATTCTTCGCGAAGTCTATTTCTATCAACTATTGTTGCATATTTTAATCCAATTTCTGCATATCTTATTGCTTCCCCAAGGTCTTTATTCAACAATTCTTTTATTAAAACAGAATAAACATCATTGACGCGTAATCCAGCTTTATGCGCCAAAGAAGAAATTGGTCTGGATAACAATGACCTATTTTGCTGATATTGATCTATCAAACTCAACGCTAACTCAGTCATTGCGAAAATGCAATCCTCCACCTAATCTAACGCCGGCCCATTCCTTGTCATTCTCTATTCTTGATAACCATCCTGGATAAAGTTCATCCATTAAGTCGTGAAATATTTCATCCCACGCTTCCCTAGGAAACTGGTAAACACAATTCTTGTCATATCCATAATCATGAACAATAGCAGGTGGCCAAGCTCGATCACGGAATCTTTCATAAACAATAGGAATCTTTGGAATAGACGGGCCATCTGTAAGTGAACCAACTGGAACTATTATTTTCCCATATTTTTTATGGTAAATAATAAACGGTTCACTGACTGAAAAGAGTCCATCACCTTCCCACTTTAACACTAGGTTCGTCTTGAAAGACGGATAATTTGTTAATATAATTCGCTCTTTCATTTAATTCACCCATTCAAACAATTGGACAATACCACCAGTTCCAGAACATGTTGCCAATAATTCATTCCCACCGCATTGTATTGGAGCGCAAAAGAACATTGGCTGTAATGACGTTACGTCAAAGATTATTTCTCCTGTTTTTTTGTCAGAAATTGTAACAGTAACTGCGTTTACGCTATTAGAAGAAACTAATGCACCTCCAAAAACACTTCCATTCATTCTAATTAAAACACCTGTTCCTGCAAATTTTGCACCAAGTGGTCTTAAAAGCATACTAACCTCCAATTTCTTATTGAAACAATAATATTATAAAACTTGAAGACGCACAACAACCAGAAATAACAGAATCTAATATTCCTTCTTGTTCTAAAATATCACCATCTTCCATTGTAATTACATCTGATGAATTTTCTTGACTTATATTGTCAGACATTTTAGTTCCCTCCGGTTATTTGTACGCCGGTGATAGTGTGTGATTGAGTTGCACGCAAGGGATGGGGATAAGTGTAGGGGGTATAATAAGGTG